TCAAATCAAATTGATCGCCTCAAGTTTGGTCGGGAGTTCAATGTGGGTGTAGACGTTTTCGGTCACACCCTGTCCTTTATGCCCGACAATTTTCTTGATGAATCTCTCGTCAACTTCCTTTTCGGTGAGGAGAGAGATGCAGGTGTGTCTTGTATCATGCGGGCGGTGTCCGTCATAGACAGGTTCTTTTTTCGTTTCATCAATGACGAATTTCCCGAAACCGAACTCAAGCATCAGAGGAATCCAGTAAGAATCATAATAATTCCGGTACTGAAAAGGTTCGTCGTCGGGTGTACAAATCAGATGGTCACATTTCCGGTTCATCCAGTATTCAAAGAATGGTACAATCTTTTCAGCAATGGGAACTTCTCTGATTCCTGCCTCTGTTTTGGATTCTTTCACATAGAACCATCGTTCATCAAGATGGATGTCCTTTTTCTCAAGGTCGAGGAGTTCCCCGATACGGACACCGGAATAAATCATAATAAGAATGACGGTCACATATATGTTTGAATCCTTACATTTCCACAGAATAGAAATCTCTTTCTTTGAAAAAGGTTTCCGGTTGTATGCGTTCGGATTTCCTGCCTTGCCTATATCGACGTATCTGACCATGTCTCTTTTATCTTGAGACACAATCTCGTGAATGACAGCATAGTCATACATGAGACCCCACAGGATTTTCAAGGTTTTAAGTGTGGGAGTATTTTTGCCGGAGCTATCGACGACACCTTGCAGGTGATCCAGTTTGATGTCAACAAATCTCATTTTCCACAGGGGTTTCGATGTGTTAAAAGCAGCCTTGTAACCATTCGTGTCCTTGATTTTTTCAAAATGGATTTCTGACCAATTCTCATACACTTCCTCGAAAGTAATAGTTGCATGGTGCAAATCAAAGGGGTCTTTGTTATATTCCGCTAATGCAGTGAGAGCCTCTTTGCGTGTCGGGTAATATCCGACGGTTATATATAATTGTTTTGATTTTCCAGTTATAGGGTCGATTTCCCACCCTTTTGTCTTTTTTGCGACATAGGGATTTCGTCGGTTTCCGGATAATTTATAGACCGACCCGAACCCGTTCGGTAGTTTCATTCAATCACCATCCTAAAAAAGAGTATAAAAAATAAAACCAATGCAAAAAGCACGGTTTTATGATAGAATGGTGTTTGCAGGATTCATCTATCAAAATGCTTTTTGCAGGGCATGAGATAAGAGATTCCACAAAGGCGATTCGTGTTGCAGCACGGGTCGTCTTTTTATGTGTAAATCTATTTTTCAGAGCGTTCTTTCACAATTTTCCGATACTTGCGACCGATGGCAAAACAGCCGACACCCAACAGGATGGCAGCAACACCGCCAACAGGAACAGCAAGCAGCAGGAGAAATCCCAAAAGCACAAGCACAACAGCGAGAACCATGAGGATAATTCCACAGACATTGTATGTCCGGTCGGAATATTCCTTTTTCACTGGAGCAGGTGTGTCATAGGATGCGGATGTGTGTCCGTTTCCGGATGATGCACTTTTCATCACATCAGAGACCCCGACGGTCGTTCGACTATACACTGCATTATAAGCAGCCTTTTTCGGGTCATTCACAATCCCAATTCCCTTTTTACCATAAAGAGGATTCACAGCCTTTTTGACCTGCCTCTTTACTTTTCCGGTAGTCCTTGCCTTTATGCTCTTTTTGACATTCGGTTTTCTGACACCGTATTTCATGCAAAACACCTCCATTCTTTAGAACAAACCTATCACCTTGTACACTTTTCCTTGCGAAAGGAGGTGAGCAGGATGAAAGTTTTGTTATGGGAAACAAGAACCTCAAAAGGGTTCACGTTGATGGAGTTGGCGAAGAAATCCGGAATCGGAAAATCGACGCTCAACAACATCGAAAACGGTAAGGTGTCACCGACATTGTTTCAACTCGAAACGATAGCGATTGCACTGGGGGTCAAAATAACCGACCTGTTTGAATCCGAATACAAATAATTGTATCACATGACATGTTCCGTGAGTGGGAACGGGAGACGATTTCCACAATTATGGAAATGAACTCCGATATTTCCACAATCATGGAAATATGTGATATGATGTGTTTCGGAAAGGGGTGGTGTTCCCTTGCATTACAAAGAGACTATCATTGAGTTAGTCGGTAAGATACAAAGCGAAAAAGTCCTCAAGAGGATATATAAATTCGTTTTATATCTGTACACCCACGAGACTGGCAGTTGAAAAAGACTGTCAGTCTTTTTTGTTATCCGCTCTCAAAGAAATGTAATAATCAACAAGTCTGTCAAATGCCTCAATATCAGCGTCCGAGGCATACAAGAGAGTTTTTATCATATTTTTGCGAGATTCATTCTCACCCGCCATGATGCGGTCAATTCTTTCAAAAAAGTCGTCGTCGGATTCGACGAACATCTCTCCCTCTCCAGTAGTCAGCCACATATAATCAACGCTAAACTCTCGACAAATGGATTTTGTCATCTGTTCGGTGAGACTGCGTTCACCCTTTTCGATGCGGGAAATTGCAGTTTTCGTCACACCAAGTTTTTCACCGAATTTTTCAAGTGTAAGACCGAGAGAATTTCGCACATCCTTTATGCGTTCACCCTGCGTCATATAGAATCACCTCCTCTTTTTTTCTAAAGCATAGCACGGTAACTGACAAAAATCAATAAAAAAGTAACCAGAGGCAACAAAAAAGTATTGACAAGGTGAACTTCGGTCACTATAATGTAACCAAAGGCAACAGATAGGAGGCGAAAAGATGGAAAAAATTTTTTATCTCTGCGATGGAGAACGAGAAAATTGCAAGAAAAGAAACTGTTATAAAAACGGAGGAGATTGCAGACACACGACTGACATCAGCCATGCGATGAATTTCGAGAGACGAGGGAAATGCAAAAACGGGAGTTTCTATGAAAAAGAGGATGTCTCAAGAAATGAAACATCCTCCATGGATTAAATAAAGTTAGAGAGAAAAGAAAGAACATCTTTCAGACCGTTTTTGAATCTGTTCTCCATGCAGACAATCGTTTTGTCAGATAGAGAAATATCATTCGCAAGGTCATCTCCGGAATAACACTGGATATATCCCTTTGAATGCAGTTTCCAACATAAGTCAGAGACGTAGTCGGATGACGCATTGAGAGAAAAGAGTTCAATGAGTTGGTCGGAATCGTCGAACTTGTTTGCATCTTCCATCGAAAGAGCAGGTTGACGGTTCAATACTTCTTTATACATGGAAACAAGAAGATGTTTTTGTTCCTTAGTCAAATCGTCCATATTGTTTCACCTCCTGTCATTTGAGAATGGTCGCACATTCATTATAGGGCAGGAAAGAAAACAGGACAAGAAAAAGCCGAAACGGGGCAGCAGTCGCCCCATCAGCGTCCGGATGGCGACCGACGCTCTGACGATGGCAAGCCGAAAGACAGCGTCGGAATACCGTGAGAAACATGGCAGCGGGTGAACTTGCTAAAAGGTTCATAGTTGGATGACAGGTTTTCGGTGACTTTTTAAGGCGAAAAGACACAACACGGTAAATTCAGCCGGAACAGAGGCGAGGTCATGAACAGACCGAGAGAGCCTCCACAGGAGGAAACAGGATGCAGGAAATGAAATATTTCAACGAGGGAAATGATTGCGACATCTGCAAAAACCAACTCATGACAGGACGAGACGGAACGGTCGAGGATTGCCGGAGGAGACAGAACGGGTTGTCATGCAGATTCGAGGAGCGTGACATTCGGACATGTCCGGTGTGCGAACATGAGGTTGATCGTGAGGATATGTATTTCACAACAGGATGCGTTCACTCTCCGGTCTCACACCGACAGCGTCCATGACAGACGAGCAGGAGACGACCGCAGCAAAGCAGAACGGTGACAGATGGGATAAACAGTCATTTTCTGAAATCAACCTCATGTATGAAATGTGTACGATGATTACATGTAGCACCAACTCACAAGGCAAGTTTGGAAACGGAAACAGTCAGTCCGACAATTTCTTGCAGACCGGAACACTCAACGGAAAAGGACAGTTTTTCGGTTATACATCGACCACACAGGCAGTCAAAGTATTTTACTGCGAGAACTTCTTTGCGAACTACTGGAAACGTTTGAGAGGTCTGCTGCTTATCAACGGAGTGTATCATGTGAAAGCAGTTCCTCCGTACAACTCAACAGGTGCGGGGTACACAAACACAGGACTGACACCGTCCGGAACATCCGGAGGCTACTGTTCAAGAATGGAAATGGCATCCGACATCGGAAGAATCCCGACCGTTGCATCCGGAAGTGAGACCACATACGAATGTGATGGGTTATGGTTCAACAATACGATCGTTGCAGTTGCCCTGTTCGGTGGCTCCCGTGGCAACGGGTCGGGGTGCGGTTTGTCGTACTGGTATGTGAACGACCCTGCGACGGGCGTGTACACGAGCATCGTGGCGAGCCTTTCTTGTAAACCGCCTGTTGCTGCTGCGTAAGCAGCGAGGGGGAACGGGGGAGATACTCCCCCGCAATAAAAAGGGAGGTTCGGAGGGTTTACCCTCCGAGGTGTCCGGTATGACAAGGATTTTCCACGATGATGGAAACGGGAGGCACATCCGACACAAACAGAAAAAATTGTGATAGAATCTCCGACATGACAAAAAGATGACCTTGACATGACAGGGGAATCGGTGTGCGTCCTTGCCCTGTTCGGTGGCAACCGTGGCAACGGGTCGAAGTGCGGTTTGTCGTACTGGAATGTGAACAACCCTGCGACGAACGTGAACACGAACATCGTGGCGAGCCAATCTTATCAAATTATGGAGCATTTAACCAAAAGCACACCTTTTTCCTACACCGCAGGGTGTTGAAATACACCTAACCAGTGGAAATGATACCGATGCAGGCAGGGTCGAGTAAGAATATCAGAAAGACCTTGAGGTGATAAGAAAGATGGGAAAGAAATCCGTCAATAACCTGTACAAGCCTATGTTAGAACATAGCAATGTTGAGCAAAAATTTCATAAAGCAGCAAAGGGCAAGACAGAGCGTCCGGACGTTGCGGTGATATTAGAGCCGACCAACATTCAGAGACATGTCAAGAACGTCGTCGAGCAACTTGAGAACACTGCACCGGAGGGGTACGACATACCACATCCGGAAAAGGCATGGAAACCATCAAGACACGGAAAGGTCTGCATCAACGAGGGAACAAGCAGGAAAGTGAGAATGATTGAGAAACATCGATACAATTATGAGCAGGTGATTCATCACATTGTCGTCTCTGCGTGTTATGACATTTTCATGAAAGGGATGTATGAGTTCTCATGTGGGAGCGTACCGAACAGGGGTGCTCATTATGGGAAAAAGTACATCGAGAGGTGGATTCAGCGAGACAAAAAGAACTGCAAATATGTTCTCAAGATGGATATTCGACACTTTTTCGAGAGTGTTGACCATGATGTCTTGAAAGCGTGGCTCAAGAAGAAAATCAGAGACGAGAGAATGTTGTACATCCTCGAACTGATAATTGATGGGAGCGAGGTCGGGTTGCCTTTAGGGTTTTACACGTCGCAGTGGTTGTCAAATTTCATGTTGCAGCCTCTCGACCATTTCATCAAAGAGCAGTTGAAAGCGGTGCATTATATCCGGTATATGGATGATATGGTGGTGTTCGGAAAGAACAAAAAGGAACTCCACAGGATGCAGCAGGAGATTGAGAGATTCTTGAGAGAAAAGTTCAACTTGCAGATGAAAGGAAACTGGCAGGTGTTCCGGTTCGATTACACAGAGAAAAAGACCGGAAAGAGAAAAGGGAGACCACTCGATTTCATGGGATTCCAGTTCTATCACGACAAGACGATTCTGCGGGAAAGCATCATGTTGAGTTGCACACGGAAAGTCAACCGTGTCGCAAAGAAAGAGAAAATCACATGGTACGATGCAACCGCAATTCTGTCATACATGGGTTACTTGAGCAATACAGACACATACGACATGTACCTGCAAAGGGTCAAGCCTTATGTGAATGTTAAGAAATTAAAGAAAATAGTTAGCAAACATTCAAAGCGAAAGGAGCGAGAAAAACATGAAAGAATGGAGAGAAGTGTTCGGAACGGAGGCAGAACAGCCGGAGGAGTTCGACACAACAGCGTCACCGACAACGGTATATCAGAGACGCAATATCAAGAAAGCAACGAAAGAGGATGCAGACGGAAAGAAAATCACCGGATGGCAGCGAGAGGAGCGTGAGATGTCACGGGAGGAATATGACAGATTGACGCTCATGCAGGAGGTTGTTGCATCCAACACAACAGGAATCGTTGAATCCGTGACACAGTTTCAGAAAGATGCAGTCATTGACGAATACACACAGCAGTTGATTGAGGAGGGGTTGATTTAGTATGAAAATGCTTGTTGAAAGTCTCAAAAGAATGTACAAAAAAGGCACTCTCACAAAGGAACAGATTTCCGAGCGTGTCTCAAAGGGTAGTATTTCAGTGGATGAATATGAATACATCACAGGGGAGGCATACTCTGGCGGTGGTGCAGAATGAGTCCGCTTGAAATAATATCACGATTGTGTGATGTGACGGAAACTCTATCCGCAATCGTGAAAAAGCAGCAAACAATCATTGAACAGTCGAAAATCGAGGAGGCGGTCAGAGTGGAACTCCGGCAGGAGGTAGAGGAGACAGACAGGGAGATGGATGTTCTCGAATACCACATGCGGAAATACTGCGACACCGACGACCTCGAGGCGACAGAGTTCGGAAAGGAGAACGCCGTTGACGATTGAATTATCCCTGTTGCTCTCCGGAGTATCTGTTGCATTTGCAATCTTTTTCGGAATCTGTTCCAAGCAGAGAAATGAGAAAAAGGACACACAGGAAGATGCAGAACAGAGAGCAACAACCGACACAATGGTGATGGTGAAACTTGAGAACATTGCAGATGACCTCAAAGACATCAAGCGGGAATCGAGAGAGAACCGTGAGGAGATGAAAACATTGAGAGAGCGTGTTGTCATAGTGGAACAGTCACTCAAGAGTTATCACAAGAGACTGGACGGAGAACAACATTCCGACCGATAACAGGAGGGCAGGGAACAGGCAAGAATCAACCTCACAGAAAAGAGGCAATACATGAGAATGACAGAACAGGAACGACGCATCAGAATCCGGCATCTGAAAAGAATGTACCGGATAAGGGAGCGAAAAGAGAGACATGACAAAAAGGTGTCCGGTCTGTTCATGAAACGTGTTGTATTCACTTTGATTCTTGCAGCATTTATCTTTACAGTCGTGATGATATTTGTGTTTTTGCGGATGGGTTCAGAACCGTCGACACTGATTGAGAATGTATTCCGTTTTCTATCAGTCGAGGGCGGGGCGATGGCACTCATTAAGTCCGTGAAAACGGTCAAGGGAACAAAGTCAAACGGAGAAATACAACACAATGACGAGCCGGAGCAGAATGACGAGGAGGTACAAGGATGAAATACATCGTCGAGAATTGGTTTGTGATTGTGGGTCTGATTGCGGTATGTGCAGCGGGAGGATATGCAGTATATGTTTTCGTGAAAATGCCGTCAGACAAACAGTTGAACAAAGTG